TGCCGTACAGGTACTCTGCATTGTCTACAAGGTACTTGTAACCTTCAGCCTTTTTGCCCCATAGGCAGTCAGCGTCATAGCAATCACGCTCAACCTTGACCATGCTACCACGGACGGTGGACAGGCCAGCTTGTATCGTTAGCAATACGAATAGGCCAGTGTTTACCAAAGCATCTGGGCCACGCCATTTTACGAAGGCTTTGATCTCATTTACATCACGTTGATACATTATACTAATTCCTCAATTCTACTGTCAAACCTTTCACGGCGTACCTTTTCAAGTAACTCACGCCACTCGTTATTACTGCAACGTGAGCCATAGCTTTCTATAGCTTCCTCAATCAATCGCAATTCATTAGTATTAAACATTATATAACTCCGTTAAAGTGTCCAACATTGGACGGTTTCAACTAGGCAAACGCCTCATCCCATTCGTCAGGTGTGATACCCGTCATGAGGAACTCACGATCCTCTGGAGACAATTGTGGCATAGCATCCTGTATGCACTTACCACCATTCTTCCAATTGTCATACTGGCGGTGTGTAAAGAACATGAGGCGGCAATTTTCTTCGCCTGACATGGTTGATTTTCTTGTTACGAAAACAACATTACCATCGTAGCCTTTGGGATAAAGCAATTGCATTTTAGCATCCTTTTAAAGTGTCCAACATTGGACGGTTTGTTTCAGTGTTAGTATTAAACATATGTTATATAACACTTTCACTAAAGTATCAGTGTTATATAACTATGTAATACTACTTGTCAAGAGGGGAAATATGGTAGCCACCAACATCTGGAATGTATATTCCATAGCCATCCTCTTGAATGTATCCAAAGGATACCAGCAACAGATAGGCCAGAGCTACGCTGCAACCTACATAGGCGGCAATGGCAATACGAATTTCAGCATAGGTCATGTTAAATCCTTCCATCCACTATCGTGGATTAATGTGGGAATACGTTTCTTTAACTCCTCTGGAGTTAACGTGTTGGCAATCAAAGTGTCCAATGTTGGACGGTTCATTTCTTCTGCCAGTTCACAGAACTGTGCCATAGCTGTGTCGAGCATATCCTGCTCAACACTAGCTTTGTAGGAAGATACTTTGTATCTCATGCAGCTTGACGCTTTTCAAGTGCAGCCATCAGATCAGTGATGATCTCTTCAAGATCAAGCTCATTCAATTCGGCTTGAGCAATGATGGTATTGACCATCACTTTGTGAGAGATACGAGGCTTAGTTGTATCAGCCTTTGGCTGTTCTGCATCAGACTGTCCAACATTGGACGTTTCACCTTCGGTGGTTTCTTCATCAGCTTTAGCTGCATCTCGCATTGCTTTCTGCAAAGCAGTAAGTGAAGTACCTTTGAACTTACCATCTTCGATGAACTTGCGGCACTCTACTTCGTTTTCAACGAACCACAGAGCTTCAGAACGACGACGACGATCAATGATATTGATGCCGTACATCGTCAGAGTTTGACGACTAATCTGACCGGAATCCAAAGTGGATTGAGCTTTCAACTCTTGTAAGAGTTTGCCAAGTCTGGTGTCGAAGCCAGAGGCTTTGATGGTATGTTTCAGACTGTTAGTCTGTTTCCAGATTGATGCTAAGGCTTTGCCTTCCTTTACAAGAGCTGAGATTGTAGTACCTTCGGTAGTTTTTGTTGTTGCTGAATTTGTCATTTCGGTAGTCCCTTTATCTATACTCTGTTTATATGAGAGAACCTATATCTCTCACAAATAGTGAGATATAGTTCTCTTTATAAACTAGTAGAGTATAGTATAAGTTGTCAAGTCATGGTTTCTCATGACGTGATCCTCGGTGCAGGCCGTTTCACGGATGACTGCAGTAATTACAAGTAATTACGAAGTTCGTGCGCTAAACTCATGCGAGGCTCCAGCTTGGATTAGGTCACCATTTGTGTGGCATATTTGTCATATACTTTGTATATGGTATCGTCCAATGTTGGACACTTCAAATGACCATTGGCAGAGCTATGCACGGCTTGTGGATATGTGACATGACCATCTCTGATGGTGGGGTATAGTATTTGTACTCGGCATCTACAACACATCTTCGATGTGAAAATCTCCCTGTTTCTATCACCATAAATGGTGGCAACTGATTGCATAACAGTTGTCGTAGACAAGTAAGTGTTTGATTTGATGTATACCTTCGGTATGTTGGTGGAATGTGATGGCATATTTGCTTTCAACACACGTCATGACCTTGCATTATGCGCAGAATTGCACGTTGAGGAGGGGGTGGGCAGGGGCCATGCCGGGGGTATACGTTAGTATATACGTACAAATACACAGATCAGGAAATATCACTGTTAACCACATTACATATATACTGGTTTACATGTACATAGGGCCGATGTGGACCTATTATACGTGATCACAAATGGTATAATACAGTTTGGGTAGGGGCATTAATACGTGATCACAAATAGTAAGTAACATACGTGTAACAAAGCTGTAACATATATCACAATACATACACACTATACGATTAGGGGTTGACATGTATTGTAGAATGTGTAAAACTATATATGTTAGGTGTTAGGGTAGGGTCACTTAAAGTGATACACGTACAGTGAAACAGTTAAATGTATATATACTTACTTATAATTATACTTAACTATATAAACATATAAGTATACACGTACAGTACAACACTTACATGTAGTATATACGTAAGTGAAAATTGCCTTTAGGCGAGAGATTTGTAATTAAGTATTGACAATGGCTAAAAAATCAGTAAAACTATATACAGACAATGTTTTGGAAGAGTTCTATAAACATGTATTAGATGGTAACTTAGATAAGTTGCACATTCCTCATAGTGATGTATTTTATGTAAAGACTGCAGTGGATGCCCACTACGGTAAATCATTTACGTTAGAGCACGTAGAGTGGGCTATGCGTATGGAAGGTTGGACGGACGGACATGACGGTTGAATATAGAGGTGAAACATTCAGTGGGTATAACAAACCCAAGCGTACACCTAAACATCCTACCAAATCTCATGTAGTACTTGCTAAGGAAGGTACTACCATTAAGATGATACGCTTTGGTGAGCAAGGTGCAAGTACTGCAGGTAAGCCTAAAGCAGGTGAATCGGACAAGATGAAGAAGAAACGTGCAAGTTTTAAGGCACGTCATGCAAAGAACATTAAGCGTGGTAAGTTAAGTGCAGCTTACTGGGCAGATAAAGTAAAATGGTAATATAAGGAAATATTAAAATGGGTGTATTGTCGGCAGCTGCTCGTGCAGCAATGAAAGCTAAGAAGGCAGCTAAGTCTGCAAAAAATGTAAAAAAGAATAGTAATAAAAAAGTAGAAGACATAGATTCTTTGGTTAAAGAACAAGTAGCAAAAGCTAAAGCCGCTAAAGCAAAGCGTGAAGCTAATGAAAAGCTAGGCCAAAAAGCCAAGGCTAAAACTAAGAAAAAAGATTCTGGTGATATTTCTGAAGTATTAATGCCAGAGGATAGACCATCTAAGGATACTGAAAAACAAAGTAGTAAAGAACGTTTAATAAATGCTACTGGTTCAATTTCCGCTATGCTAACTAAGGCTGGTCCTAAACCCCTGAGCATGGATAAATATCGTTCGCTCCCTACTGCTGCACGTAACGCTTTTGCAAGACAGGCAAATACAGATTATAAAAATAATATTATAACTAAATCTCAATATGAAACTATTATAGAACGTATTGAGGCAGCTGAACTGTATAAAAACGTTCGCTCTATGGAACAAGGCATAGCTAATAAAAAGGCTAAACCAGTAACTTTAGATAAAAGCATGGCACTTTCAGAAAAAACTACGCCACGTAAGCCAAGTGACATGACAAAAAAAGAACTTGCTGAAGAGTTGCGTAAACAAGAAGCTAAAGCAAAGCCTAGACTTGCTAAAGGTGGAATGTCCAAACCTAAAAAGTATAGTAGAGGTGGGTACGCTAACTGTGGTGCCTCTATGAAACCTACACAGGGAAATAAAAAATAATGGCACCTAAATTTAAAACATGTAAGGGGTGTCCTACCCCTCTTAAATGTAAGGCAGTAGGAAAATGTATGGGAAAGAAGAAGAAATGAAATTCTTAGATTATAAAACCGTACTTGAAGAACATGGGTATCTTGTAACGGAAGAAGCTGTAACTACACGCTTAGGTGATGTACTTGCAGCCTTTGATCCGTATGGAGATTACTGGTGTTCAGATGGTAAGGTCCAAGAAATACTTAGCTCTAAAGTCACGGCAGCTAAAACTGAGAAAAAGAAAACGGGTAAGAAAGTACGGGCACGTACAGAGAAGGGTTACTTTGTAAAAGATGATCCTGCTACTCCTGAGAATGAAGCGTGGACTACAGAGTAACTTAGGAGATAGCATATGGCTAAGGACAAACTAGCTGGTAAACCTCGTACAGTGGCAGCTGCAAAGAAGGCAGGTTCTAAATTCTTCTATGATAAGAAGGGTACAAAGAAACTTGCAGTAACTGCAGAGGAACTTAAGAAGTCCGGTAAGACACTTACTCAGTGGGCCAATGATTTTGGTAAATCTAAAACTAATAAGAAATCTGAATCAGCTGCAGCAGTAAAAACTTCCTTACGCCCTAAAGCTAGACCAGTTAAATCTACACGACCTAAAGCACGTCCCGATACAATAACTCGTGCAGGTAATGGTTACGGTGACATGACGGTAGCCGAGAAGAGAGAAGTAGATGCAGCCAATGCTAAAATTAAAGCAGATGCAGCTAGACGTAGACAGGAAAACCTTGTCAAAGCTAAAGCGTACATAGCAAATAAAAAAACTACTGCACCATTTAAGGGCAGTAGTCCTTACCTAACTTATGCTAAGTGGAGTAAGATGACACCTGCAGAAAAGAAAAAGACTGGTTTGCCAGTTAACATGGGTAAAACTAAATCTGCATTTGAAGTTTATATGAATGAACTTAACGGGAATAAATAGACTACATGTCTTTACTTAATCAAGGTAAACCAGCACGTATGCGTTCTGTGTATGGTCACAATAGTGGCACCGCTACAGAGGTTGTATATACATGCCCTGCTAACTGTGTAGCTGAGGTTACGTTCATCCACATAGTTAATGGTGGTGGTAGTACAAACTCTGTAGATGTAGAGTGGTACGTAGCAGCTGATAACTACACATCTCACTTTCTGTCAGGCAAGAGTCTAAATTCAGGTGATTACATTACCTTTACAAACATTGACCTAGTACTACAACCGGGCGATAAGATACAAAACGTACCTACTTCCGCTGGGCATATTGACACTATCCTTACTGTAACTGAGACCTTCGTCCCAGTAGGGTAATAGCGGGGTTGCATTATTGTCTATAGTATGATATAACTAACTATGGTATAACTTCTTTGTATACTTGATATGTAAGTATACATTCATGATACAAGGAGTTATAAACATGAAATGGTTAATTAATTGGTTTGAAGCAGTCGCAGTAGCACAACAACGCCGTGCAGATTATTGGTTGCTTCGTAATATGTCCGATAAAGAACTAAAAGATATTGGAATTACACGTGGCGAAATCTCCCAAAAAATCTTCAACGGTTAATGCGGCAGGTAATTATACTAAGCCTACTATGCGCAAGCGTCTTGTTGCCTCTGTTAAAGCTGGTGGCAAAGGTGGAAAGCCCGGACAGTGGAGCGCACGTAAGGCACAAATGGTTGCAAAGCAATACAAAGCAAAAGGTGGGGGCTATAAATAATGGCCCTATCCAAATCACAAAAAAGTCTTAATAGATGGACGAAACAAGACTGGAGAACCAAAAGTGGTAAACCTTCTACACAAGGTCCAAAAGCTACTGGAGAGCGTTACCTTCCGGCTGGCGCTATTAAAGCTATGTCTAACAAAGAGTATGCAGCAAGTACAGCTAAGAAAAGAAAAGATACTCAAGCGGGTAAACAATTTTCTAAGCAACCTAAAGCGGCAGCTAAAACGGCTAAACGTTTTCGGAGGACGTAATGGCTAATACAGTACTAGACGATTGGAAAGTACTACCTCGGCTTATGATGCTGGCAGTCACTGTACTGACGTATCAAGCGGTACACTGGTTTATGTCACTACCTGATCCTAGTGTAGCACAGTCTGGCCTTGTATCAGTCTGTATGGGCGCTCTCACAGGATGTTTTGGTATCTGGATGGGCAAAGAGTCTAAGACTACAGTAACACCAACACGTGTAGTACACGAAGAGAGTTATAATAAATGATAGGTCAGATCATAGGTGCAGTAGGTGGTCTTGCTTCTTCTTACCTTGACGGTAAGGTAGCAATACAAAAAGCCAATGCAGAAATCCGTGTTAAGCAAGCAACAGGTGAGCTTGACTGGGACATTGCTGCAATGAACAGTACCCAGAACTCTTGGAAGGACGAGTGGATTACTTTGTTATTTAGTATTCCTCTTATCCTTGCATTTTGTGGTGACTGGGGTAATCAAATTGTACAGGCTGGCTTTGCATCCCTTGAGTCTATGCCTACGTGGTATCAGTATTCACTGGGTGGTATTGTAAGTGCAAGCATTGGTATGAGATCAGTATCTAAATTCTTTACAGGTAAAAAATAATATGGCATTTAAACTATCAAGTCGTAGCCTAGCTAAGATGGAAGGCGTAGATGAGAAACTAGTCGCTGTAGTCAAACGTGCTATTGAGCTAACCAAGGTAGACTTTGGAGTTATCTATGGTCTACGCACAGTAGAAGAGCAAGAGAAACTTGTAGCGGCAGGTAAGTCCCAGACTATGAAGTCCAAACACCTAGAAGGTAGAGCCGTAGACCTTATGGCTTACGTAGATGGTAAGGGCGTATGGGAACTCAATGTCTATGATGATCTTTGTGACGCAATGAAAGAGGCAGCTAAGGAACTTGGTGTAGCCATTAAGTGGGGTGCAGCTTGGTCAGAGGGTGACATTCGTACTTATGCAGGTACAGCTGAAGATGCAATGATGGCATACGTAGACTTACGCCGTAGCCAAGGCCGTAGACCATTTATTGATGGCCCACATTTCGAGTTAATGTAATAAAGGAAGTATTATGGCACGTGAGTTAACTGAGCGTCAACAAAAGTTCTTAGCTGTCCTTATGGATGAAGCGGGTGGTGACATTACCTCCGCTAAAATGTTGGCGGGTTACTCAGCTAATACTTCTAACACTGAAGTTACAAATAGTCTTAAGGAAGAGATTATTGATGTGACACATAGTTACCTTGCACGTAACGCCCCCAAAGCTGCAATGGCTATGGTGGGTGCGCTATATGATCCTACAGAGCTAGGTATTCGTGATAAGATGCAGGCAGCTAAAGAATTACTTGATCGTACAGGTTTGGTTAAAACTGAAAAGATGCAAGTAGAGGCAAAGGGTGGTGTTATGTTAATGCCAGCTAAAAACCCACAGGATGATGATGACTAAGAAAGTAGGTACGTGGAAACTTCCACAGCCAACCGATCTAAAAGAAGATAATGAATGGGTTCCAATCCCACGTGTAGCAAGAACCATTCCTTTTGGTTACGAAATTGATCCAGAGGATACACAAATTCTCTTGCCAATTGAACACGAACTTGATATGCTTGAACAAGCAAAGAAATACCTTAAACAGTATTCATATCGAGAAGTGGCTAATTGGCTTGCAAGAAATACTGGCAGGTCCATATCGCACGTAGGATTAAAGAAACGGTTGGACAATGAGCGACAAAGAAAAAACAAAGCTGGAAGCCTACGCAGATGGGCAGACTATGCGAAAAAGGCAATCGCCAAAGCGGAAGAAATCGAAAGTAAACGTATCGGCGCAAAAGAAAAAGACAGTAGCAACAAAGCAGCTTAATCCTACAGTAATAGTAGATGAGTTTACTCAGAAGGTTGAAGAGCAACACAACGTAATCTTTAAGCCTAATAAAGGACCACAAACTGACTTCCTTGCGTCTAGTGAGCGTGAAGTACTATATGGTGGCAGTGCTGGTGGGGGTAAGAGCTACGCCATGTTGGCTGATCCGTTACGCTACATGGGCATCCCGGCTTTTACAGGCTTGCTACTACGACATACTACGGAAGAACTAAGAGAACTTATTACTAAGTCGCAGGAAATGTACCCAAAGATTTGGCCCGGTATTAAGTGGTCAGAACGTAAGATGACATGGACTGCACCCTCTGGTGCTACACTGTGGTTAAGTTACCTAGACAAAGACCAAGACGTTACACGTTACCAAGGTCTAGCTTTTAGTTGGATAGGATTTGATGAGTTAACTCAATGGTCTACGCCCTATGCGTGGAACTACATGAGGTCTCGCTTACGTACTGCAGACCCTGCTTTACCACTGTCAATGAGAGCTACTACTAACCCCGGCGGCAGAGGACATCACTGGGTTAAAAAAATGTTTATTGATCCTGCACCTGCAGGTGAGTCGTTTATAGCTACCGATATTGATAGTGGTGAGCAATTAAAGTACCCTGCTGGACATCCTAAAGCAGGTAAGCCTTTATTTAAACGTAGGTTTATTCCTGCAAGACTAAAGGACAATCCATATCTAGCGGAGCAAGGTGACTACGAAGCCATGCTTTTATCTCTACCGGAGCAGCAGCGTAGACAGTTGCTTGAAGGTGACTGGGATATTAAAGAGGGCGCAGCCTTTACGGAGTTCGATAGAAATGTACACGTAGTTGAACCTTTTGATATTCCACACAACTGGGTTAAGTTTAGGGCATGTGATTATGGTTATGGAAGTTATTCTGGCGTTATATGGTTCGCTGTATCCCCTAGTGAACAACTTATTGTATACCGTGAACTATACGTTAGCAAAGTACTTGCGGTTGATCTTGCCGACATGGTTAATGAACTAGAGGCAGGTGACGGTAATATTAAGTACGGTGTGTTGGACAGTTCGCTTTGGCATAAGCGTGGTGATACAGGGCCAAGTCTTGCAGAACAAATGATACAACGTGGCTGTCGTTGGCGTCCATCTG